GCTGTGCTCAAGGCAGAAGCTGCTGAATACCAAGCACAAGAGACTGGTCGCCCAGTCGATAACCGTGTAATGGAAGAGCTAGCAGAGCTTAAAGGACAACTAAAAGCATATCGTGAGCAAGTAAGCTCAATGCAAAATAGCAAAATGCACTATCAAGAAAGCACTAGAACTGCTGCACAATTTACTGACTCAGAAAAGTCAAATGCAGTATTCCTTGCTCGTGCACTAAATAAGTGGAATGTGTTTGACACAAAACTAGGTGATCGTATGAAAGCTGTTCTAACTGACAGCAATCTAAACGAAGCATTTAGTACTAACGTATATAACGAAATGCAGCAGCAGCTAGTAGTTGCTCCAATGTTTAATCGCATTGAAGTAAACTCAAAAGATTTCCGTATCCCAGTTGCTGATGAAGATACTAGCGACTTCGTGGCTCAGTTCCCAAGTGGATCTTTTGCTACTGGCGTAAGTGACACAACTACTGTACCAACTTCTCGTCAAGCACAAATTGGTGCTGTTACTTTAAGCCCAAAGAAGTTCATGGTAGCTACTCACATCGCAAAAGACGAAGAAGAAGATACTATTCTTCCTCTTATTGACTTCCTACGTCAAGCAGCTACTCGTCGTCTATCACGTGGAATTGATAAAGCACTTCTACGCGGTAACGGAGCTCTAAGTGCGTTCTCATCTTCAAACACTCTAACTGCTGCTGGAGCATATCCATCAGTTATTAAAGGTGTTGTAGAACTAGCTGCTGCAGTTGGCGGTCTTGTGACTAAGACTGGAACTACTATTGATAAGGCAGATCCTGGTGATATTGCTGCGTCTCGTATTACTCTTGGAAAGTATGGTCTAGCTCTTGGAAGCAACCTAGCCTATATTACGTCAGTAGAAGGTTATAATAACCTTGTAACTAACACAGATTTCCAAACTGTAGATAAGTTCGGAGCTCAAGCTACTTATCTAACTGGTAGTGTTGGTGCTGTATACGGTATCCCAATCTTCATCTCAGAATTCATGGACACTGCCGGAGCCGCTGATTCAAATCTTGGTGTTCTAGTTTATAAGCCTGGATTTATTATCGGTGAGCGTCGTGCAATGGAAATCGAGAGTGAATATCTACCACAGCAGCAAGTAACTGCTATGTATCTCAGCACTCGTATGGACTTTAAAGCCCTTACAACTGTTGCAGATGCAGCCCTAAGCGCTCGTTACTCATATGCAGGACTTATCACTACTGCTAGCTCATAATACTGGTTATTATAACTAGCTGGTTATAGGAGGGGGAGGGCACAGCCCTCCCCCTTATTACTATAGGTACATATATGTTAAAACATCACATCTGCCATGTTCATTGTTTAGACCATCCCAGCGTATTAAAGTTAGTATCTTATGCTATCAAATATCGGGACTTTTTTGATGGAATAAAAATTGCAACTATAGTACGTGTTGCCCCCGAGTCTGATATTTACGACCATGTTTACTCTATCCTAACTAAACTAGGATATGAGGTTATTACGGTGCAAAATACCTCTATGAGAGAGGTAGGCCATTTTTTTAATATTAGCCTCCCTAAACTACTAAGTAGTACACAAAAAGGAGTACTATACTATAATCACTCTAAAGGCACTTCTTATCATCCTGACTCTGAAGATGGGCTTGCTACGGGTTTATGGACAGATGTGCTATACCACTATACTCTAGACAACGCAACTAAGTTGCCTTTTGAAAACACTAAGTATAAAACATTTGGTTCTTGTATTATCAAGAAGAAAAATTTTTTAAAACCTTTTAAATTAGAGGAAGAGTATAGTTATTTAGGTACCTTTTTTTGGATTAAAGTAGAAAGCTTACTGAACAAGCAATTTACTCCTTCTTTATCTATTTTCTACTTAGAAGCCCTGCCAGGTTTAGTTAGTACAACTACTCAAGCCTACAATTTAGGACCCGTATTTTATGAGTTAGAAAGTCCTTATAAATTAGAATCCTGGAAAAAGAAAGGTATTGAACTTGGATTTCCAAACAAAAGTAATGTTAATTGAGCTTGCTAGAAAGCAATATGTAACCTTTGAAACGGCTTTTAGAGAGTATACCGCTTCGGGTAACTCTTTTAATGGTGCTTACAATTTTTTTAGCTTAGAAGATATTGAAAAGCATAAAATAGAATCAGAAAAATACACCCAGATTCAAGCATGGGAAATTAAGCACGCCAGTATTAGAGACTCATCCCCTATTAGACTTACTACACACTCTATTACTCGCAAATTGGAGGAGTTAGATGGCCAACTTAATTAATTTAGCAGAGATTAAAGACTTTTTAGTTATCAAAACTATTAATACAGATGAAGATGGTAGATTAGCTAATATAGCTACACAAGTAACTTCTCTTGTAGAGTCTTATTGTGGTCGTACTTTTGCTGCTAATAATTATACTGAATATTTTGATGGGGGTATATCTTCTGTATTTGTATCCTACCCGCCTATTAATAGGGTAGATGAAGTATCGCATTATGATGGAAAAGACTATAAGATATTAGGCGGGCCTGGTACTAATGGTGAACCTATTATTGTGGAAGGACAGTCTCATACTGTATCTAACTTTGGTAATCCAGTTCTAAAAACTCGTGTAAAAAAATTTAATAGATCTAGTGCTCGATTTGATGGCTCTAGCTATTTGCTAACAGATACTAATGCAGACTGGGATTTCGGTGTAGATCCTTTTACGATAGAAGTACAAGCTAGGTTTGATAATGTTAGCTCAAATGTACAAACTCTACTTAGTAGTGGTAGCACTGATAACTATTGGGAACTTTCTTTAGATTTTGACTCTTCTGGGCTTAGGTTCTTGACTGTTGTAGACGGGGTAGAAAATATAGTTGTTAGACAGGGATCTAATACTGGATATACCGCTAATCAATTTTATCATTTAGCTCTTGTTAGAGATTCTACTAATATTAAACTATACAGAAACGGTACCAGTGTAGCTACTCTTGCTTCCGCTAATTCAATTCCTAACTTTAACACCGGGATTAACATCGGTCGTGGAATTACTTCTAATTATTTAACCGGATATTTAGATGATCTAAAAATCAGTCACGTAGCAGAATATAGTGCTAATTTTACTGCTCCTAGCTATCCAACTAGGCAAGATCAAAATACTAAACTATTAATGCGGTTTGATGGCTCTGATAACTCTACTCAGATGTCAGACATATCAAGATTAGTAAACGAATACTCTTTCTACTCTACTACAGGAGAAATTAGTTTTAATACTGGAGATGGGGGTGGTACTCCTAAACTTGGATTTTTTAGACCTCTTAAGTTCTATAACTACCCAAATGGAATTAAAGTTTATTATAATGGTGGTTACAATACTATACCTTCAGATCTTAAGCTAGCAGCTCTCGAGATGGTTAAAGTTATTTATAAAGGTCGTTCTGGTAGTGATAGAGTTACTATGCAGGGTGAGACTATAAACTCTTATAAACTTGGTATAGATGACTTTCCACCCCAGGTACGCCGTATATTGAATCTTTATAGGTTGATTAAATAATGACTAACATACGTATATCTGCTCTTTCATTTTCAGAAAGTCCTGCATTATTACGATTATATGATTCATATATAAAAGCAGCAGATGAAGCTTCTAGAACAAGATTGCAGCAAAAGCTAGAAAGAGTATTAGGGGCAACTGTATATGGGGCTAAAAAAGTACCTGGGAATCCCAGACTTATACAAGACTATTATATTGACGAGAGTAAAGCCGCATTAGAAATTAGTCGTAATCTAGGTATTTTTGAACTGGATAACGAATCAGGTGAAATTTTACGAATTGAGGCTAAATTACAACGAAAGCTTGAGACCTCTAGAACTCGTACTGTCATAGGTTCAGGTAGACTTAGCGACAGTATAATAAATGAGATCATAACCTCTACCCAAAAAGATGCTCAAAAACCAAATGTTGAAAAAAGAGTTTTTCAGACATTAAGACAAATAAAATCGGGTACAAATCTTTTTAATTTTTTAGCAAAGAATGCTTCTACCACCATACATGAACCGGCATACCAAAAAAGTAAGAATCTTACTATTTTCGCAAAAACTGAAGGTAGTGTAAATGCCTATCAGATTTTTTTTCCACGAGAAAAATTTAAAGCCCCTATCTTTGGTAGCTATATAGACTCCGAGGGTACCATAAATTACTTTATACAGACAAGCTTTGAAAAGCAAATTGTAAATACAGCTAAAAATGCTTTATTAGACATATCTTTGTTAAATTTTAAAGAGCAACAATTACTCTCTAATAATTTAGGTAGTATTGCTAGTAGATTAAGAACTTCTAAAGTAGTGCCTACTACAATATCTTTTGGTCAGGCTAGAGCTAAGAAGCCTAAACCTACAGAAAATATAGATCTAATTTATTATACTTTAAATAGTATACCTCTTTCTAAAGGTATAATGAAAAAAGGTAAAAATCTAAGAATAGCACAAGAAGAAGAACAACGAAAAGAATTACCTGAAGATTCATTTATTGATGTAACTGTTGCCGTGCAACGTCGTACAAAACAAAAAATGCGTAGAGGTACGGGTAAGCCTCGTCCTTCTAAGATATATGAGCGAACTGGTACTTTTCGAAACAGTATTAAAGCTTATTTCAATGTTAGGCAGAATACGGTTGACTACTTTTATGAACCCTACTATCAAAGACTAGAACGTTCTGGTTATGAGATAGGAGGTTTAGTGGAAGACTCTATTAGATCAGTTATGCAATCACAGTTTAAACGGCAGGTCACTACAAGAAGAATAGAACTTTAAAAAATAAAATTTGCCAAACTTAGTTTAGCGTGTTATACTAAAGAAAGAATAAAGAGATGTCAAACAGAACCCAAATTAACGATCTATTAGTAAATGCAATAAAACAAATAGACGGGAGAGCATCTCCTTATGACCCTAACTATAATTTTAAAACAGATTTACGTGATAATGTATATAGGGGTTTAAAATTTTTAGACGAAATAAATGATTTCCCGTCTATCTATATTACCTCAGGTCGAGAAACTAGAAAATTCAATACTAACAACAATACAGAAGCAAGAGTTGAAACAACCTTAAGATGTTATGTATATGGTGATGACCCCGTCAATCAAATTAACGATTTGATTTTGGATGTAGAGCATATTATATATAATCTAACGTTTACTTCTTCTCTTCAGCTTTTTGATATAAATATTATTACCGTACTGACAGATTCTGGTCTATTACATCCGTATGGTATGGCTGAAATATTTCTTAGTACTCGCTTTGAAATCTTTAAAACTTAAAGGAGAAAGCTAAAATGGCTTCATCACTAAACCTTCAAAGAAACTCTGAAGTTTATATGTCTACAGTAGATATTTCTGCTGCTAACGTAGATCCTGCAGATCTTACTCCTACTAATACTTGGCGAGTAGAAGTACTTGCCGGATATGCCGCTAGTCAAGCTGCTGCTACTCAGGATATTACATCACTAGAGAGTGGTTTATCGCCTGATCGTAGTACTCAGCGTTTTAATACTGCTATTAACCCAACTGAGTGGAATTTCCAAACTTATCTACGCCCAACTGGTGTAATTAATAACTCAGGCGCTTCGGGAGTGGATCCTACTGGAAACTCTCAACCACTAGCAGACTGGTTCCTATGGCAGGCTCTTATGTCAAATACTACATTTGCTGCTGGATTAGGTGCTTCTTCAGAGCTACAAAGTATATGGGAGCCCACTGGTAAGTTAAATCTAGCAGCTAGAGCAGCTAGTGGAAACACTAGAGCGCACACCTCTAACTTCGCACGTGCTACAGAATATAATATGTATATCAAAATGGATAATGTAGTATATCAAGTAAAGAATGCTACTGTTAACGAAGCTTCTATTGACGCAGCTATTGACTCTATTGCTACTACTAGCTGGAGTGGATTTGGTACTGACTTTGTAGAGCTAACTGGAAGCGCAAGAGACAATATTATTTCTGTTATTGGCGGTGTTCTAAATGACGGTACTTCTATTACTGGAAACACACACTACGACTCTAACACTGCCCCGCACGGATATCACACTTATGCTAGATATAACGTAGCTGGAACTGTAACTACTAGTGCTTTTATTCAGAATAGATTAAGTGCTATAGAGGTACAACACGCACCGGAAGGACAAAGCGGTGACACCTATACATTCCCAGTAACTGGTCTTGGATTTACGTATTCCAACGCTCTTACTTATCTAACTCCTGAAGAGTTAGCTGCTCTTAACAGCCCAATCGGTCAATTTACAGGATCACGAACAATTACTGGAAACTTTACAGCATATCTACGTGCAGGAGACGACGAGAGTGCTCAGTTCCTACGCAATATTACTAACGACACTAGAACTAGTATTGCACAGTACAGTAATGCAAACTTAAAGATCGGTGGAACATCTGCTCCGTTTGTGGCTACATACATGCCAGCTGTTCAATTTAACTTCCCAACCCACACTGTAGAAGATATTATTGGTATCTCTGTAGAATTCCTAGCTCAAGAGCCTACTGCTACCCGTGGAACAGGCGGAGAACTAGTAATGGTGGTGTCAGCGGCATCATAATACTACTATAAACTATACTTGAGGGGGTATAGTTTATCTAAATTTAGATGGGTAGCTACCTCAGCAAGCTATTAGACCCCCCCTCACTAATAGCAAGTTGGATATGGTAGCTACCCTTTTTTACAGAAACGAGAGGAAATAATGAGTTTAGTTAAGAATTTAATGGTAACAGAAAAAGTTACAGAAGTAGAGTTCCCTGATATCGAGGGGTTTAAGGTCAAAGTTTGTTATATTGGAAGAGACCGACTTATTAAAATTAGAAATAGTGCCCTGGTTTATAAGTTTAATAAACGCACTCGCCAGCGTGAAGAAGAAGTTGATAATGACAAATTCTTAGAGGCTTATGCTGATGCGGTAATTAAAGGTTGGAGTGGGCTAACACTTAAGGGACTTGGACAACTTATCCCTGTTGATATGACGAAAATGGATCCTAAGCAGGAAATCCCCTATTCAGCCGAAGATGCTTTAGATTTGCTAAAAAATTCTTCACTTTTTGATACCTTTATTACCGATACGCTTAACGATTTTGAGAATTTTGAGCAAGATAGAAAAGAGTTAGACGCAAAAAACTAAAAGACTTCCTCCGTAGTCAATTGCACGGAGGTGGTATGACACAAGAGCAATACTTTGCTATGTGCGAGCAAATGGGCTGGGAGCCTAGAGATAGCGAAATACCTAGAGAGCTAGGTTCACTTCCCTACAATAGCCAAATGGCTACTATCTTATTTAATATATTACCTGATCGAATAGAAGGTATGAACGGTACCTGGTTAGGAAAAGATTATTCTTGCCTTGAAACTTTTATGAGCATTTATGAGGTTGACGATAGGCGAGAGGTTTTTGATTTAATACTTGTGGCTCATGGAGTTTTTGAAGAGCATTATCGCCAACAGCAAAAGATGAAAGAAACGTCGTCTAAGAACAAGGCAAAAGTGAGAAGATAACTTGGCTGTAATTAAAAATATCATCCAGACTCAATTTAGTAGTACTGGAGCAGCAAAAGTAACAAAAGACGTAGAGACTCTAAATAGAAGTCAGACCCGCCTTGGCCAAGCATCGGCCAGTGCGGGTCGTGCTTTCTCATCTCAAGCCACAGGATTGGGTGGTTTAGTAGGGGCATACGCTGCTGCTGCCGCCACTGTTTTTGCGTTACAACAAGCTTTTTCCGCACTGGCTAAAGCAGCACAAGCTGAGACCATTGTACAGGGTACAAAAACTCTAGCAGCTCAAATAGGTCAAAGTGGCCCACGTATTTTACAATCTATAAATAGTATTACACAGGGGCAGCTAACTCTAACAGAAGCAGCCCAAAATGCTAACATTGCCCTTAGCGCTGGATTTAATACTAAACAGATTGAAGGTTTTACAACTGTCGCACTTAAAGCCTCTAAAGCTTTAGGAAGAGATTTTACTGACTCTCTACAGCGTATTACTAGAGGTGTGGCGAAACTCGAACCTGAACTTTTAGATGAATTAGGTATTTTCACACGTATAGAACCAGCTGTTCAAGCATATGCTAAACAGTTGGGTGTGAGTGCTAGTTCTTTAAATGAATTTCAAAGACGTCAAGCATTTGCTAATGCTGCGATTGAAGAAGGATTGCGTAAGTTTGGAGCTATCGATACGACATCTGCTTCCGCACAAAAAACTCTAGAAAGATTACAAGTTCAAATATCAGAATTAACAACTGTATTCGCACAATTAGTAGCTAATGCTTTAGTGCCTTTAATATCTTTTATAACAGATAACTTAGGTAACTCTTTAGTAGTGTTTGGTGGATTACTTGGGCTAGTATTTAAGAGAGCGTTAACTGATATCTCAGCATGGGCTGCTGGTAGTATTAATAAATTAGCTAATTACTCTGATCAGTTAGCGGCTACTGCTGCTAAATCTAAGGCCAGTTTTGAGGGTATTAAAGAAAGTGTTGCAGCGCTTAATACAGAAATCACTAAGAGAGGTGGTTTATCCGCTGCAGAAGGCAGATTTGCCCAAAAGGGAGTAGAAAGAGATGTAGCCGCAGAAGCTGCTAGAGCTAGACAAAGATTTTTAGCAGGTGCACAATTAACTCCTGCAGAGATTAAAAAAGATATAGCTACTCTTACTCTAGCTCAACAACAATTAGAAAACTCTGGAAAAAAGCAGACTGCTGCCTATAGAGACGCTACTGCGATTATGAGTACCTATCAAAAAGCATTAGATGGTGCAGGTACTAAAGTTAAAGCGTTAACCATTTTAACTAACGGCCTTAACTTCGCCGTAAAAGCGTTATCAATAGCTTTTACTTTTCTTAATAAAGTTATTGGATCTATCTTTTTAATTGTTGGGGCTGCTCAACTATTAGGTACTCTATTTGATGTAGACCTGCTTTTAGCCGTAAAAAACTTATTTGTAGACTTATCTCAAGCTAGTGAAAATCTGAGACAAGGATTTCTAGGATTAACCCTGTCAGCAGCTGGCGGCTCTGAAGCTCTCATTAAAAGATTGAAAGAGGTTGGTGCTACAGATAGGCAGTTAGAAGAGCTACCTAAAACAATTGAGAATCTAAGAAAGGAAATTGATAACACCGTACTTAGTCTTGCAGACATTGAAGAAGGCATTGGTAGATGGCTTCAGGCCGGTCAAACTACGGACCGACTTTCTGACACTCTTAAATTAGTATCAGCTCAAAAACTTCTTGCCGAAAAACAGGCACAGATAGCCAAAGGGGATACCTCTACATTTTTTGGACTTTTTGGACAAAGTGCAGCAGAGGTTGAAAAGCTCAGACAAGAAGTTATATTACTAGAAGTTGAAATTGCAAGACTGGGAATGTTTCCAGAAAGTTTAGCTAGAGTAGCAGGAGAATTAACAAGAATAACAGGTCTAGGATCTGAACAAATAGCTGATCTACTAAAGAGCACTACTACGGGTATAATAAAAGCTTCTGCTAGCTCTTTAGAGATTTTAGGACAATCAATTCAAAAAATTAATGAAGAATTTACTTTAGAAGGGCTAACAGAACAGCAAATAAGGCTGGTAGAAACAGGAATAATAGCTCAAAATACTATTAATTCAGTTACTGAAGACTTTATGGCTAGCTCCGTAAGTATAAATAATCTAGGCTCACAAATAGCAAGCTTAGAATCTAATATTGCATTTGCTACTGAGGAATACTTAAAACAAAAAGCGGCTCTTGAAGCGGGGACCAATGTTACAGCAGAGGCTGCTGCTGCAGTAGAGAAACTTGCTGCAGACATATTTTATTTACGCGGAGAATCTCGTAAATTTACCGAAGTATATAATGAATTAGTGCTATTAGATAATGCTGTGAAAAATATTTCACAGACCTTTAGCTCAGATATTAGTAAACAATCTACTGTTTTCTATGAAGGAGTTGTTAGTTTATCTGGTCAAATCGCCACTACTCAAGAGCAGCAAATCGCAAATCAGAATGAACTACTATTTACTCTTTTAGAAACTAGTGCTATTTATGCTAAACTTCAGGGTGATAACGAAGCAATAAGACAGTATATGGCTGATCAGAATATGAGCCTGGATCAGCAAGCTAGCTTTTTAGCTACTATAAATGAAAAAGCTGCTGTGTTTAATAAAACTATGGAAGCAGCAGTTGGAAGAGTATTGGATTTAGCAGTTTCCTTTAAAAAAGTTGAGACAGATTTGCTATCTGCTACTAAGAACCTTAACTCTGAAATTAGAAATCTTACTCAAGAGCAAAGAGTACTAGATATTAAATTAAAACTCGATGCTACTAATTTACAGTTTCAGTTAGATGAACAACTTCGTAACTTACAAATTCAGCAACTACAGGCAGATATATCCTTAGTAGAAGCAAAAGAAAGTGCTGGAGCTTTAACTGCCATTGAAGCGGCAAATCAAGTTAACGAAAAACAGGCAGAAATACTTCGACTACAAGTTGAGGCAGAAAATAAAAGATTTGCTAATGTACAGGCTAACATCGAAGCAGAGCGAAGACTGAATGTAGAAAACTTCATAAAAGAAGCAGAGGCTATAAAACTCAAAAGAGATATTGCCATAAATGAGGCTAGACAAAGAGTAGAGGCTCTAAAAACTCAAGCCTCTCAGTTTAAAGCTTTCTTAAATGGTCAGGGTATTACTAATGCTCAATTTATTACTAGTTTAGCTGATGTTTTTAGTAAAGGAGCTACTGCTATAGCTCTAGCTATTAAAACCCAGATGGAGCAAGTAGTAACTCCTGACAAAGATAAAATGCCAGGCAAACCGGTAGAAACTCCTGAATTAGATAAAGCTATTTCAGGGGCAGAACAGGCATTAGCTAATTATGAAGAGTCACAAAAATCGTTCGCTAGAGCACAAACCGAGGCAGCTTTAAAGAACGCTGCAGCCAATTCTGAAGCCTTAAAACAAAGAGAAGCTGCCGAGAAAAAAGTTCATGAAGGTAACTTAGCTAGATTAGCCACTGAAGATAATATTAGAAATTTCAATCATCAAGCTGCCTTAAAGCAAGAAAAAGAATCAGCAGAAGATAAAGCAGAGATGATTAGAGAGTTATATGAAGCCGAAGCAGAGGCTATACGACAAGTAGCGGTAATTGTTTCCAATTTATTTGAGTTAGTAAATGGCATTGCTTCTAGTATTTTTGAAGGACGTATTAGCCAGATTAGACGTAATGAACAACTGCTAACAGACAGCTTGGCTTCTGTAACGGAGAGACTAAACTCTGCACAAAGCGATTTAAACAGTGCGTTAGAAGATGAGAGATCCTTAAAGCAACAGTTAGTGCAAGAAACTGATGCTTTAGTAAAGAGTCAAACTGTATTTTTGGAAGCTCTTGGAAAACAGGGAGAGAGCATAAAAGCAGCTAGTAAAGACTATGTAGACAATTTATTAAAGCAAAAAAATTCTATTATGGCTTTTGCAGATGCTAACAGAAGAAGCATAGCTCTAGGCAAGCAAGTATCTTCATTAGAAAATAGTCAAATAACGCTACAAGAACAGCTTCAGCAAGCTACCGAAAAAAGAACAAAACTAGAAGAAAAGTTAACAAAAGTACAACAGCTATTAGGTATAGTCTCAGATCAAGTATCAGGGAAGCTAAATACTTTAGCTGACACTATTAGTAAACTAGGAGATGCTGCCGCAAAAGCTGCAAAAGCCGAAGCGGATGATAAATCAAAAAGTAAAAAAGATGCGGATACTACTCAAGCACTCAAGCCTTTAGTAGATGGGATTGGTAAAGCTGTAGGTGACGCAGTTGCCACTGCGACACAAGAAGTAGCTAAAACTGCAACTCAGTCTGGCATACAGTCCACTGCTCTTACGCAGGTAGCTACAGATATAAACTCTGCATCAGCATTAATCTCAACTGCTCTTTCGGGATTCCAAATAGGAAATCTCATCGGTAGTATAACAGGCAATGAAGGACTTGCTTCAGGTATTGGAGGGGCTATAGGATCTGTTATTGGTACTGTTTTCCAAGCTCAAATTGCTGGATTCTTTGGCGGGTCAGCTTTAACCGGAGCTGTCTCATCTGCTGTAGGTGGTACTATATCATCTATATTAGGTACTGTGTTTACTGCCGCCATACCAGTTCTCGGTAGTATACTAGGGGCCTTAGTTGGAGGGTTATTTACTAAGAAACCTAGTGGACAAGCAACAGGTGAATTAACTTCCGAAGGATTTACCACAACTTCTAAATCAGGTAGAAAAATATCTGCTGAGGCTTTAGCTTCTATACCTGAACAAGCTTTAGGGAGCATAGTTACTGCTTTAGAAAGTGCAGGTATTCAATTTACAGATACAGTTACTACTAGTATTAATTTCTATAAAAAAGGAATTTCACAAGCTACGTTAGAGTTTAGTAGTGGCTTTGCAGAAACTTTTCGAGGTGGAACGGTAGAAAAAGCGGGTGAGTTTTTTATTGACGCGTTTTTTAAGGGAATTACTATTAAGAAAGATGCTCAAGGGTTAGTAACTTTCAGAAGCCTAGTGGTAGATGCATTAATCCCCAGTGCTGAAAACATCCAAGCTGCTCTAGATCAATTTGCCTCTTTAAGCAACGAGACAGAAAAAACTAAAGAAAGATTTGAAGAAGGTGTACGGTTCGCTTCAGAATTTAACAATAGCTTAGCTGAGCTAAGAGGCCCTGCTGTTAGTACAGCAGAGGCTGTAAAACTTATTAAAGATTCAGCGATAGAGCTTTCTAGAACTACAGCAGTTTTCTATAGAAATTTCTTAGCAGATACCAAAAAGACTTTTGGAGAAAGTTCTCAGCAATATTTAGATGCCGAGAAAGCTGTACAGTCAAATGCTTTAGCTCAATTAGGACTAGCACAAGTTACAAAGAACGGTGAAACTAGTATTGTGTCCTTACAAGAAGCACAAAGCGATCTTAATGCAGGATTTTTACTTGTTACAGATATAGTTACGAAAGCAACTTCTTCTATAGATTCACTAAAAGCAGCTGGATTTGATAATGTAGGGTCAATTATTACCCAATCAATAAATGTTCAACTAAGTGAGGCGGTGGAAGATACTGCCAAGTCATTGACCCAGGCTATTGAAACCCTTAAAAATCCTGCGAAGATTGCAGTAACTGAATTAGAAGCCATAGTAGATAACGGCGTTGCTAGAATAAGTTCTCTACAGGGAGTTGTAGATGGCATACTTAAGGAAACTAGTATTGATCCACAAATTCTGGCACAAGCAGAAGATAACGTAAGAGCTGCAGAAGAACTAACCGGTCTTGAAATTGCAAAGTACATTGATTCTGTAAGTGAGGCATCTTTAAAGGCTATTATAGCTTCAGACAAGTTTTCGGATTCCATTAAGAACCTAGCAGAAGCGCAATTAAGCTACTTAAAACTTATCGGGGCTCAAAAAGCAACTGCCAGTTTAATCTCACTAGGCAAAACTTTAACTAAAACTCTTAGCCAAACTACTAATGAATTTAAAATTTTTAGAGTTGAAGGGCTTCTAGGTTTTGCTACTGATCTAGATACTCTTACGAAAAAATTAGGCCAAGATAAAATTACACCATTTACTCTTAGCCTCAACAGAGCTCTTATAGATATAGCAAATGGAGTTCGAGTTACCGAAAATATTGCAGACTCTTTCTATAGTTTAAATGACACGTTAGACGCAGGTACAATAAACTCTGAACAATACGCTGCGGGCATAGAAGAAGTTATAACTACTACTGAGTCATACATTGATCTAATTAGAGACTTAGTTGCAGAATATGATGACACCGTTTCTCAAATTGCTACTGCATTTAATCAATCTAAAGATAGAGTCTTAGCAACAATACAAGATCTAGGAGATACCATAATATCTCTTACTAGAAATATATCTTCTCAAACATCAGAAATACTAGGCATCTACGATGATACTTTAGCTTCTGTTGCTGAATCTGGTAATGAATTATTTAACTTACGGGATACAGCAAAGACAGCTTTTGAGACTGCTGCTAAAGCTGTAAGTGAGTTTGAGAAAAGTAATAAACTTAGTGGTAAATCTGCCTCTGTATTACGAGACGAGTTAAGACTTGTAGAACAGGGTATGTCTGATCTATTAGCAGCTGGTAATCTAGACTTTAGTGGTTTTGTCCAATTATCACAACTAAGCGCAAAGCAGA